CAGCTTGATACACCCATCGAATCATCGGCGGCAAAACGCCCCCTGCGACAGCACCGCCGATTGCCGTTACAGCGAGACCAGTTGGACCAAATGCCGCACCAAGCATCTGGACGTTATTTGACACTGCCATGACGCCACGACCGAGACCATCCGCCGTAGTTTTTGCGTTGGTCATCTGGCTGGAAAAGTCTTGAACCGCGAAGCCCATCTGCTGAATCGCCATCGCGCCGACGAATCCGCGATTGTTCATGTTGTTGTCGGCGGTCGTGCTGCCGAGATTCCCACCGCCGAACTTTCCGCGTGTCCCGTCAGGAATGTTCAGCGGACGATTCGCATCGAACACGAACATGCGTTGAGCAGACGCATCGGCTTGCTGGCGACGGACGGTTTCGAGGATGTATTCGGTCGTGGCTCGCTTGTGAGATGCGATTTCTTTTGCCCCGTCCGCATCACGCAGGCGACCGCGAGCAGCCCAATACTCTCGATCCATCATCAGGCGACGATTGTTCTCTTCCTCCACAAACGAGCGTCGGAACTCGGACATATCCGTTTTTCCGACGCTCTGTCCCATGTCCCGAGACTTTGACGCCAGACTCTTCATCCAGTCGGCTTGCTCAGTTGGCATTTGCTTGAGCATGTCGCGGAATGACGACAGATCCGAAAACGCGAGTTTCAACCCCGCGCCGTCGTATTGCCCCGACAGCTTAAACGCCAGATCGCCAACATTCTTGCTCATGCTGCCACTCCGCACATTCCCGCCAACAGTCGTTCCACCTGTGCCGCATCCGTGAGTCCGACATGCCGCTTATGATTCGGCATGAACTCCTCGACACTCATTTTCTTCTTGATGTGTGGCTGACACGCTGCATGGGCAATTACGCCAGTTTGCAACCAGTCATCGCCCCACGGTTCAAGGTCGTATGCAATCTTCCACAACTCGAACACCCATGACGGAGTGTTTGCCATGAGCAGATCGACCCTCATTCCGTAGCCGGTGTTTATTGTTCTGGCAAAGAAGAACCACCATCCGAAGTCTGGGTCGCTGCTCGCTTTTTTGCCGCTTCTGCTCGTGCCTCCGCAGTCAGCGTGGACAGTTCGAGGATGCGTTGCGCGAGTCGTTCAAGAACCAGCGGATGCTTCTTAGCCAAAATGATTGTTTCGGTGATGGTGAAGAGATTTGCCCTCTTCTCGTCAATAATGCCGAGAGCACACACCATTGCGTCCCATGATGGAGCGCCTTCACCTTTCAGCCGCAGTTCCGTTCGTTCGCCACCAGAAAGCGACCTTACACCAACTTCACCACCCCACTCTGGAACAGACACTGTGTCATAGACGGTATCGTCAGTGGCGACAATCAATTCCTTGGTCAAGAGAGCCATTCCGCAAGTTCCTTCAGTAAGAGTTGCCAGCGGTGCGCGGCGGGAAATTCCGTGACGCGCACAACCAGCCAATAAAATCAGACAGCCGCCGGTGTGAATGTTGGTGCTCCAGACAACTTAAATGTCAGCGTGACTACAGCAAGGTTTTCGAATTCCCGCATTGGTGACACCTTGGTCATCACGCAAGCGGAAGACCACGATGCCGCAGTTCCCGGTAACGACGAACCGGATGTTGTCGCTAGCTTCGGCATAGTGACGGTGATGGTGACGCAGCCAGCCAGAAACAACGTCGCGTAGTTCAACTGGGTGTTGTACTGGCAGGTGATCGCGATTTCACCTGGATTGATCTTGTTACCCGCGATACACGTCATCCAACCGTTTGTTGAGCCGGAATGCGTGGTGTCGATGGCTTCCCGGCTCATTTCCGGTGGCGTGTCGATACCGACGATATTGCCGATCATCGTGGAGTTGGTTGTCAGTGTCGCCGCGATGCCGAACATCGTACCCGGCGCAAATGCTTGGTCGGCCATTGGAGATCCCTTTCATGATCCCCGTTGCGGTGTCGACTGGTTAAAACCTCCACTGCGGAAGTCGGGCGGTAGCGAACCGTGATCCCGACCCTCCGCAACGGAGACAAATTGATTTCACTTCACATCAAACGGAACTGGCTTCGAAACTGGCTTTCCAGACGCATCAACAATGTTTGTCCACTCTGACTTCATGAACGGCATCCCCTTGTTAAGAACCCCTGGACCACATCCGCAATCTTCTGGTGGAGGTGGTGGCACCCATTCCGCACGAACAGGCTCCCAATCCTCGGCGGCTAACTGCTCATCCGTGAATGGGCCGTCCTTGGGAAACTTGACACCGCCGCGTTCGACGTCCGACGTTGCCAATGCTTTTGCGTGTGCGAGTAACATGGATCACAGTCCCTTTGCTGGTTGTTCTGGAGGAGGCTGAAACGGAGATCGCTCGCACGTCGTGTCGGTGGCCTGTTGTTCCAGTGATACCGACACGATTCCTTCATATGGCAGGTGGATGTGCATGTCGTAAACACGCTCTGTCGATACGCCGAGACGCGACATGAACGCCTTGAACTCGGGCCATTCGTACACTGCGAATGTTGATGGATTTGGATATTGCCTCGCTGCTTCCGACATGACTTCTCCTACTGGCAATTCAGGTGGAATACGTCGATGTCGATAGCCATTGCTCGCCATCCGACTTCGTCACCTTCCTGTGGGTTTTCGATGTGTGCGTATTGGCCTTTGCCGGTGCAATGGTCGATCCACGTTCCATTCCATTGAACAGAGCCCGTGACGCCTGATGTTGGGCAGATAGCGGGACGCACAAGGCTGACGATTTGGCCAGCCTGCTTGAGCCCACCGGTATCTTTGTCGGCAAAGCAATAAACAGTTACTGGCGTTTTTTCGATGCTGCCTTGGCCTTGAGAATGACCGCCAATCGACTGCTGGCCCGGAGTACGGTCGATGCAGATGTAGGGGAGTGTCGCGCCTTCAGGTGCTTTGCCGGTGTAAATGCGAGTGGACACAATGTCCGTGATGGCATTCACGCTTTTCAGCTTCCAGACAACTGCACTGGCTGCGATCATGTCCCGAACATCCTTAAATGTGATTCACGTCGAACTCTGCGGTTTCCCGACTGGCACGACTGCTGAATCAACCTGCTGCGTTACGGTCTGCGATTCGTTGCAGTCCCGCACGAATTTCCGTTTCGTAAATCCGTGCTGCATTCGTCTCGGCAACTGCTTTCGCGAGTTGATGAAACGCTGGCATGCGACCTCGATTGAGTCTTGCACCTGGTCCGCGTGCGAAACTTCCGATTGACTTCTTTTTCGTCGACATTTCGCGCGTCTTGACTGTTCGCCAACCGCCCGATGCTGTCTTCACCTTGCGAGTTCGAGTAATCAGTCCTCGCTGCACTGTCTTGTACTTCGACCGACTGTTCGTGAATCGCTGTTCAGTTCCCTCTTCAACCAGATGATTGATTCGGTTGTGTCCCATCGATCCCGTTTGACCACCGACGATGTTCACCGTCGTTGCCGTCGCCTTGTATGTCTTTTGCTTGTTGATGAACGATTCTTTCAGGTGACGATTCAGCCGTGGTCCGTGGACGTTGGTGTGTCGCTTCGGAGTCAATGCCGCAGCACGCTGAGCGATGGCATTCCCGACCTTTCGGCCAGCATGTCGAAAGACGCGATTCTGGATTCTGTCGGGAAGTTCGCCCAACAGAGCCAGTAGCTCTTTCTCGCCGCTCATCAGTGTTGTGAATTTGACGCCAGACATTGAACTCAACCTTGGATGTCACAGAGCAAATCCGCCCCCATTACCGCCGCGAAAACTGATGTCCCTGTCGCCGCATCGTTGACCGCGATGGACAATCGAATATCGAGAACGTCACCCGCATTGAGAGTTGACGCGGTGATCGTGAAATTTTTCGTTGCCGCGCCGAGAGCGTTCATCGTGACCGCACCAGTTGGGCAAATCTGAGACCCAATCGAGTTATCCTTGCCGATGCGGTATGCCTCGATCAGCACTGTGCAGGATGTATCTGCGACCGTAGTAATCATCCCGGCAGCGAGTCGAACAGTGACCGTTTGACCGGAGACGTACCGATCTGGCAATGCGACCATTGCCCGTGCTCGCAGCGTTTGAGCCGTCGCCGCCTTAACGTCGTATGTTTTCAGTATCGGCTGATTTGTGCCGAATGTGCCGCCGTACAATCCGAGATCGTCCGCCGCTGATGTTCCCGGCAATGTCGTTTGGTATGCGTCCCAAACTCGCCAATCGCCCCATGGAATCGGATAGACAACATTGTCTGTCTGTCGATTTTCCGTCGTTGCGAACCCGTTGAACCCGGCACCAAACCGCGTATTGTCATCGCCTCGGAATTGTGCCGAGCCGGTTACAACCAGCGTGTCTACAACTACGTCAACCATCATTCACCACCTTATGTCGCCACTGGTTCAATAACCCAGAGGATGATTTTTTCGTTGTTCTCACCTTCGTTGAACACCGCCGCGAGATTCAAGACTCGACCATTCAGCATCGCGCGATCTTTCGGAGTGATCGTTGCCGTAACCTCGTCGTATGGCAGTTCGTAGATTCCGTTGAGCAGCGGCTGTGTTGCCATTGCAGCCTGAAACTCGCGACCGCTCGTTGGCTTTGCCGATGCCCATCGTTCGCACAGCACCGCAGATTCCGGCAACACTTCGCCAATATCGTTTGCGTCTGCATCCGTCATACGTTGAACCGTGATCCAGGTATTCCGTTTGCCAGCTGCGTTGTGTAGTGGTGACTGTTTAAGCATTACAGCACCCCGTATTGAATCGCCCGCAGCGACTGAAGGTATGATCGCTCGCAATCCGCCGCGATGGACGATCCTTCACGATCTGCAAACTCGACCGCAACACGTTTTCGCATTGACAACATCGCGGCTTCTGGAACTTCGCCGAGAAAGTGGAGTCCAGTTCCTTGTGTTGTTAGATCGACTGCTGCACCACCGCTCGTCAGCGACAATTTGCACGTCGAACCGGAAGCATTTACGACGTAGTATTTTCGACGTGTCGTCAACCCTCCTGGCAACTCTCCACCACTGTTTGACAGCCTGAACGACGCTCCGTTTGTCGGTTCGTAGTCCGTGAACGTCAAAGCGTCGGTCGATGCGGTGACGGTAAATGGAACGACATACCCCGCCGTGAACGTCACAACCACCGCACCAATTTGATCGGCAATCGGTGGCCAGCAGACGTTGTACGCTCGTCCAATTCGACACGGTTCGGAATACGTGACGACATACTCCGTTGTGTCCAACGTCGTGAGCGTTCCACCGACCGCAGTGTATTTCACCGACTCAACAGAGATGACTGGACACTTATAAATGCGAATCATGTCCGGCCACTCATCGATCGTCAGTTTCCATCGCTGCCAGCAAATCGATCTACGGGCATCGACTTCTACCTGGTTCCGTGCGGCACCGATCATTCGCAGTACCAGTGGATCATCAACCGATGCAGTTGTCGCGCGATTAGTCTGCATGCGGGCTTCGACCAACGACATTGGTTCTGCCGATGGAGGATCGACACATTCCCATGTCGCCTGCATGCGACCCATCACGCAATCGGTATCGTCATCGCCCACGATCAGTCCCTCAGATAGAGATTGATCACGCCGTTTTTGGCATCGCCCGCTGCTGCGACAGAAACAGTAATCGTGTTGCAAACAACAGGATGAATCGACTGTGCGAGCGGGGCTGCGTCCTTTACGAGAAAGTAAACTTCCTCGCTCGTAGTCGTATCGCGATTTGCCAATGAACTCTGGCAGTTTGCGAGAACATCGACACCATCCTCATCCGTGAGAGTGATGTCGTAATTGTCGGTTGGCGCAGCACTTCCGGGGTTGGTCGTCGCCTTTACAAGCGTCCCGACCAACCGCACGTCACCCGAAGCTACGTCACTGGCGGAAGTCCATGTGCAGATCACCTTGCGGATTTCTGATGGTTGTCCGTCACCGTCGTAGCCTCGGTCAGTTGTGAACGTCATCCCAGCCATTTATCACGCCTTTTCAATGACGTAGCAGAGATTGATGTCCACGCCTGTTGCAACAGTCAGTGATGACCCAGTTTTGCCAATGGTCACAGCCGTGTTGGCATCGTTTGCGACATAGCTCGCACCGTCAGCCAAAACCGCCGCACCAGTTCCGCCATCCTTGAGGACAGCGGATTGTGTGAGCGACGCCTGGGCATAGGCCACGAGCTTGACGCCCGATGCCGATTGCGTTCCACCAACATCAACTGTCGTTGTCGCACCAACGGCCCCGCCGTAAGCGGTCGCCGTGCAACTGACCAGCCGATACTTGTGTCCCGCGATTGCCGCAAGGATCGTGGCACCAGCATTCACCTGAGCGATTGTGAATCGCGTTCGGATGTTCTGGACCGCCGCTGATCTTGCGTAGATCACATTTCCCGACAGGTCTTCCAGGACGTAATCGCCGTTGGAATCCTGATCACCTTTGAATGTAAAGGTCATTTGGTTTCCTTATCAGGCAATTGCGGTGACTGGAACAGACTGCTGATATCGCGAATCAGACAGGAACGCCAGAACGCCAGCGACAACCGGATCGTTGCTGGATTCGGTGACTTTCAGTGCCACGAATGGCTTGCCGTCAATCTGGGCGGCAACGTCGTCTGCCGTAATCTCGACGGTGTACAGGTAGTTACTCGCAGCGGTCATGCTGAAACCACTGGAGGTCGCATCAGTCAACGCACCC